CATAGATATTGGCACCAATCATACTGTCGCCGTGTACTTTCAGGCAGTAATCCGCTTTAACATCTATATCTACTATAAAAGTACCCTGGTAATCATCTTCGCATACAACACCATCTCCTGCGCATATAGTACCCATAATAGGGAGCTTGTGCGCTGAAGGCAGAATGATATTCGATGGAAGAGGACGAGAGGATGCTTTCTTTTGTGAACTATCGTCAAACCCCATCAAATAAGAAATGGAGACGTTTAATGCAGATGATAACTTCTCTAGTGCGATTTGTTTTGGGAAATACCTTCCAGACAAATAGGAAGATAACGCACCTTTATTTATATTGGCTTTCTCACAAAGCTCGCTTTGCGAGAGCCCAGAAGCGTGAAAAGCTTCATTTAATCTCTTAGTTCTTATATCCATCGTAAATTCCTTTCTGCTTAAGGTGATACCATTATACACAAGCAGTTTAGAAAATCAAACATTATTTTTTAGAAAATTAAACAAAAGTGTTGACAGACGGAATAATGTGCGATATAGTTTAGAAAACTAAACAAAGGAGAAAGTGATGAATTACGATTATACAAACCTTAAATTACGCATTAAAACCAAGTACACCACGTTCGAAAAGTTTGCGGATGCTTTAGAAATTGGCAGATCTACGCTATCGCTTAAGTTGAACAATAATGCGGAATGGAGCCAGGCTGAAATGAGCAGAGCTATGAAATTGCTAGATATTCCAGAAACAGATATAGATAAATATTTTTTTTGCCACTAGGTTTAGAAAACTAAATCTGTAGACAGATAAAACTGAAGAGGTTTAAGAAAGGAAAGCGAAATGGAATCACCAATTATCAAATTAAGAGCCACAGAAAAAACGCTAGAAAAAACCAAGATTGAACTAGCTCGTACAAGGGAAGAGTTACATAATGCCAAAAAGAGAATTGAAGAAATAACGGCTAATAGCAGTTCTGGATGTGTAAGAAAAAATATAACTCTTTCAGATTATGTACTAAAAGAAGCTCAAATTGTTACCGAGATACAAGAGTTGTTAGCTGATGAAATTAAGGCTCGACTATCAAAGGGTGTGTGTACAAGAGAAATTGCGCAGTTGGTCGAGCCTTTGGCCAAACTGAGGATTAAAGGCTAATAAGAGATTATATATTAAACAACTCAAAAAAATAGGAGAAAAAACATAATGGATACAAACACCACAAGACAAATTATCTGCACAGCAGTAAGAGATACCCTACATGCAATGAATACATGCAAGGATCTCGACATGATAATCGTTACACCAGATAAGGACGAAGTCCTACTGTCATACGGAGATAAGGCACTGCGCGTAGATATCCAGGATATCCCGGAAGAAGAACTACCGAGATTCTTAATCGCAAAGATTAACTATGAACAGAGAATGACGCTAAACGACTATCAGCACGAAACGCTGAGGACAGGAAAAGAAGTAGGCGTAATCGAATCTGTAATGGGAATGTGCGAAGAAATCGGGGAAGTGGTCGGCAAAATCAACAAGGCTACATTTAGAGGACATGATGCAGATGTAGGAGAACTAATTGATGAACTAGGTGATGTTCTTTGGTACTTATCCATAACCGCATATAACGCAGGCGTACCGCTAGAATCAGTTGCAAAACTCAATCTAGCAAAGTTAAAGCTAAGATACCCAGATGGATTCGACATAGAAAGATCCAAACACGAAGAGGAATAAAGATGGATAGGCAAGCAATATTAAACGATCTTAAAAAAGAATATGGTAGCTTTCCGACTATATCAGATATATCAAGATATCTAAAAATTAGCCGTGCAAGTGTAAGAGACCTAATGAATGGCGTTGAGTGCTTGCCGGACGGAAGAAGCAAGAAATATTTTGCAGGGGATGTAGCAGACAAAATCTACAAGAACAGGAGCATGTAATGAGCAATAAAGAGTTATTCAAAGCCATATTTTCGGACGAGGAAGGCAATTTCAAAATAGTAAATTTGGTTGGAACTATCTGCTTGTCATTACTATTCCCTATGCTACACATATTTCTATATGCGCTAGGGTGCAGATAAAAGCGAGGTTAAACGTGGATAAGTTTAAACCTATTGAACCTTGCATTATCAAAGTGATTAAGCTAGCGCATGAAATGGTCAATAGCGGTACGATTGCAGGAGCAAAAATAACAACATCAGATGGATATGTAAATCTTAAACGCATGAATGGCAAAGTAACTGCGCAAAGAGAGGTATGACATGGATATTGAAAGACGAAGAAAGTATTTTAAAGGAATTGTATCCGAATCAGCTATTACTAGAGAGTTCGCCGATCATGAAGAACCTAGACTAGAAGTATGCGAAGAAAATAGTGTGTTGTCAAATATAGAACCTTGGAGCGATGAAGAATTACAAACAATTACATTCGATTAGGAGACTAGCCAAATGATGGAATATTACAAAACATGTGCTTTCCCAAAGCCGCAGACCAGGAAGAAAAAGAAGAAGCAAAACGGATATAAGGATAAAGCAAGTAGATTCTGCGCGTATTGCGGAAAACCTTACGCTGAAAGACACGAGGTATTTGGTGGATCTAATCGCCAAATAAGTATAGATCTAGGCTTTCAAGTGGACGTGTGCCATGAGCACCACGAAGAGCTACATATGAACTGTAGCAAGTGGGCACAAGAAGAGAACACTAAACTAAGACGCTTTTATCAAAAGAAATACGAAGAAGAAAAGATAGACGAGGGAATGACACCGGAGCAAGCGCGTAATGACTGGATGATCCTTATAGGAAGGAATTATTTATGAGTAGATGGAAATCAACGACAACCATCCCAAGTATAAATCTAAATGTAAATCAAATCCTACATAAGGCAGATTCAATAGACGACACGTTAACGTATGAGTCTGTGAAAAAAGGATTTGCTTATGTAGCAAATAAGGAAGAATTCTTAATTTTGAGCGCGTCAAATGGCTACCTCAGAATGACTTATGAGGAGCTAGAGGAAGTTAGAAAAGAAATAACAGGAATTCTAGAGGAAGTAGATAGGAAAAGATGGTAAACGTAGGATGTGTGTGTGACAGGTGCGGGCACGAACACGGAACGCCAAATGACAACAGGTCGTTTCGCTGGTGCAGGCGAATTAAGGGGACCATCTGTGGTAAATGTTGTAGTGAATGCGAATACTGTAATGATTGGCGCTGCACCTACGACCCAGCAGGAAGAGAAAAAATGCGAATGCTGGTATATGCAAATAAAGCTGCTGAAAGAACAATTTCTAAAAATGAAGATATTGCTAAAAAAGTAAGCATTACAACAAGAAGGATGATTGAACAAGTTAATGAAAACCTAAAAGCGGAGATAAACGCTAGAGAAGAAGAATACGACAAACTACGCGCCAGGGAAGGCGAAGAACCAGAAATGTTTTAAGGAGATAAGCATGAGTTACGAAACAAACGATGAAATAACAATGGATGCGTACATTGAAGAAAAATTAAACACAAAGTTACCTAAACTATTTTTTATCTCGCAGCCGATGGCTGGCAAAACAGATGTAGAGATAGCTGCAGAAAGAACAATGATTAAAGAAAGAATTAAGAGAGAAATTAATCCTGCGGCTACATTTATAGATTCGGTGCTAGATAAAAACAAGGTTGAAAAAGAAATCAAAAATAAGAACGTGAAATCGGAATCACTATACTATCTGGCGGAATCATTAAAACTGCTATCTACTGCAGATATGGCAGTATTCGCACATGATTGGCTAGAAGCCAGAGGCTGCCGAATTGAAGAAACGGCAGCTAGACAGTATGGAATTGACGTGCACTACATATAGGAGAAGCAATGAATATAAACTACTGTGAACTTTGCGGCTGCGGTACCGCAAGAGATAAGCGAGAAATACTTACACTAGAAAGTTCAGACGGAAAGCAAGAAGTACACGTTTTATGCAAGGCGTGCGCTGACGCACTAAAGAGACAGTTAATAAGGAATAGCAAATGGACTACAAAATCATAGAAGAGCTAGCCACGCTATCGACAGATAGCAAGGGCAGGAAAAAGAAACTTGTAAAAATATCTTGGTATGGAAAAGAACCGGGATATGAAATAAGGACCTTTGACAAAGACGGAACACCGCTCAAAAGAGCAATGCTAACAGAAGATGAGTATCAGGAGTTAGCAAAATTCATGATAGGAAACTACTAATGAAGGTAGATATTTTTGATACAGACAAAAAATACGACGTGATTTACGCAGATCCGCCCTGGGAATACAAGCAGAGTGGGGGGGGGTGAAACCGCGAGGCATGGCAAAGCAGCACTATAATACGATGCCGACGAAAGAAATATGCAGCCTGCCCATAAGGAATATATGCACAGATAAAACAGTGTGCTTCTTGTGGGCAACATTCCCGAACATAAGTGAGGCAATTAAGGTTTTAGAGGCGTGGGGATTCACCTACAAAACAGCTGCTTTTGTCTGGATAAAGAAGAATAAAATATCTGACACTTTATTTTGGGGTATGGGAGCATACACAAGGGCGAACGCAGAAGTATGCTTGCTGGGAATTAGCAAGAAAACGAAAGCAAAAGAAATTGTGAAATCTCACGCAGTACATCAAGTGATCGAAGAAAAAATAAAAGGACACTCGGAAAAACCTCACGAAGCAAGGAAACGGATCGTTGAGCTTCTCGGAGATGTGTCACGTATAGAACTATTTGCAAGAGAAGAACTTGAAGGCTGGGACTGCTGGGGAAATGAGGTATAGATGACTAATTATGAACTAATCCAAGAAATGGAAACATGGCAACTTGCTAAATTCTTGCGCAAGGTGAGCGATGGCGAAACAGAGTTTACGGTTTGTGATAGAGAATGTGAATCCTGCGCTAATGATGTAGAAATGTGTGAAGCACTAATAGAGCGCTGGTTAAAAGAAGATTGCGAGTCATAATTATGAAATTTATAGACTTTTTCTCTGGAGTGGGGGGGTTCACAAGAGGCTTAGAACTCGCGGGGCATGAATGCATAGGGCACTGCGAGTTTGATAAATTCGCAGAAGCTAGCTACAGATCTATGCACACCATAACGGAAGAGCAACGAGCTCGCCTTGGCGAACTGGATAAAAAGAAAAGACAGAAGGAGATTTTGAAAGATGGATACCTCAATGGAGAATGGTACGCAAGAGATGTTCGAGCAGTTAACTCTACCAATATTCCAAGAGCTGACTGCTGGACTTTCGGAGCACCATGCCAAGACTTTTCAATCGCAGGCAGGCGAGCAGGGCTTGACGGAGAAAGAAGCAGCCTTGTACGAGAAATTTTTAGAATCCTGGAAGAGCTCGAAGAAGAAGATAAACCCACATGGATTATCTACGAAAACGTTAAGGGAATGCTTTCTAGCAACAGAGGACTTGATTTCCTATCAATCATCGTTGAAATGGACCGACTCGGGTACGATCTCGAGTGGCAAAATATCAACTCGAGATGGTTCGTTCCGCAAAACCGGGAGCGCATATACGTTGTTGGATGTTATCGAGGAAGAAGTAGACGACAAATATTTCCTATCACGGGAAATGGCGGGGAAAATAGTACAAGGCAATTAATTGGCGGAGCGCAGGCGCACCGAGTATATGACAGCAACGGAATCGCTTGCACGCAGAACGCACAAGCTGGCGGAGTTGGCGCAAAAACAGGACTATACGCATTTGGCGTTGATAAATCATCAAACAAATTACAAGAGCTGCAAATTGCGAACTGTCTTACGACGAAAGATCGCGGAGTATCAAACAGAAGAAACGAGGCCACAGCAATTGCAATTCCTGTACTAACACCATTTAGGAAAGAGAAGCGTCAAAACGGAAGAAGGTGCAAGGAAGCTGGGGAAGATATGTTTACCCTAACAACGCAAGACCAACACGGAATTGCGATAAAGGCGGATGAAGAAAAAGACGTTTGGGCGGTGTGGAGCGAGAAATACAATTGCTATCTCACAATCAGAAAACAGAC